TTACCTGTCGTCAGGTCGATGTTTTTAGGCTCGCCTTTTTGCATCACCACTTGATTGATACGCTCTAATTTCTTTGAGCCATCACTACCCATCACCGACACAACACGCGCCGCGTCATAGATTTTAGGTATTAAGTCGATGATGATTTTACCAGTCCACTTGATAGCTCGTGCGATGTTGTCAATGTACGCAAAGTTAGCTGTATCACCTTTGCGTTGTTGCGCTAGAATGGCTCGGCCTGACTTCTCGTTATCTTGTTCGCCAAGTGACGCGCTAAAAATACCCGTGGTAGACTTCATCTCGTCAACGCACATCAAAGCCGATTCTGTTGCGCCTTTGTCCATGATTCCTGCGCTGATACGATCAGGACGGTTAGCACCAGGCACATCGTTAACAATAAGATATGGCGAGTTAGATGTAAGGCTGTCTTGCCATTGCTGTTCATAGCCTTCAATCTGTTTAGCCGTCACTAAGACAGGAGCTTTAGGAGCTAATGCTTTTTGCTCAGTGTCAATCGTGCGCCAGTAGTTGTACATGCGTTGCGGATCTTTAGCAAAACGTACAAGGCCGCGCAATGTACGCTTACCGTCTACTAAATCCTCTTTGCCATTAACGCCAACAATGGGTAAATACTTACCTGCCCAATCGGTTGTTTCAAGAATACCTGCACCGCTCATCATGCAGCACTTAACTTTCGTGATAGTTGTCTCACGTTGATTAACGACATTAAAGCCTTGCTGTGGCTTCTCTAGTGTTACCTGTGTATTGCCTTCAAAATCTTGCACCGCGTAGAGCGTTGCTTTCTCATCTACTTTGTGCCAATACTCAGCGACAATTACCTGGTCTTTATCAACAATCCAGTCGCTAGTAAAATCATCAAAGTTATAATCGCTTTCCTCTTTTTTCGGCCATCTTTGCTTGTACTCATCTTTCGTCAACTTAACGCGCACAGTCACATGACGCGCATCGCTATAGTCAGGCAATACTGCATTCTTATCAAAGTAAACAGTCAAAGGGTCACTAATGCGCTCGATGCAAATAATCTGATTAAAGCTATCCTCGCTTTCGTACTCAGTCTTAACGCGCCACGCACCAAAACCAAAACACGCGGTATGCTCTACGGCAGTATCATAAGCAAACTCAGCGTTTGACTCGTTTTGAATTGAGCGAATAAGGCCATCATAAATAGCCGCAATATCTTCGTCACCATCTTCGCCAGCATGGACTTTAATGCTTGGCTTGTTTTGCCGCGCATCACCCACAATCTGGTCAATAAAAGCGGGTAATCGGTTAATCGTTTGGATAGGCCGTCCCGACATTTCACGACCTTTACGGATTAAATCAGGCCATTGGTCGCCAGCCGCGAATCGTTGGTCATCACGCATGAGATCGCGTTCTTCGCTTTTTGCTTCAATATCGGCTTTAATGTTGTCGCAATACTGCGTGTATAAATCCTGGTCTTTCATGTTGTCGTCTCGACAATAAAGTAATTATTAACCCATCCAACCATGCTGTACATACGCCTTTTTTATCGGCTTATGCTTTACTGATTCTTTGAACGCTACAGCCATATACCTAAACGCATCGCAGCCATGCGACGACCAATCATGTGCTGGAATGTTGCGCCTGTTGCCGTTCTTGTCTGTTTCGTAGTGATAATACTCTAAGGCTTTTATGCCTTCTTTGCACTTATTTTCATCAATCCACACATTAGGCATAGCCATTCTGACAGCGTTAATACCATTATCAATGCCAATTTGCGGCACTATCTCAACCTCTAAGCCAAACCCTTCAACAATCTCTTGAATAGTTTTACCTGTAGCTAGGTTCGCGTGTCTGCCATCATGGGGTAAATAATGACGCTCGAAAACATAAGGCTTAGACTGTATAACTCGCACATAATAATCAATACTCTTTCGATTGTCCTCAATGTAATCAATAACGCGGTACTGCATCGCCACCATTTGCACAAACCATATCGCGGTGCTATCGCCAAAACCCAAATCCCAAAACGTATAGACTGGCTTGCTTGGCTCGTAAGGTACGTTAGATATGCGCCCGTCAAGCCGCATCTTTTGCATTTCGTCTTTATAAACTGCACCATCTAATACCTTGAGACAATGACCCTCCCATACCCACAAATATTTATCTAAATCGCGCTCTTTTAAGTCGTTTTTCTCGTCTAATAATTCTTGGCTTATGTACTTATTATCTGTCCAATTCATCTTGATAGATACGCAATTAGCAGGAGGATTACTTACAAACCTAACGTAAGTCGCATCATCATCAAACTTCGGATTAAAACTAATCCATATCTCGCTGTTGGCTTTTCTGATTGTCGGTACAAGAACATCCCAAGACATATCGCTAATTGCTTCGGCTTCCTCAGCCCAACACACATCAATCCCTTCCATTGATTTAATTTTAGTGATGTTGTGCTTGATGCCCTCGAATATAAACTCAGTGCCGTTTATTTTGCTAAAGATAGTCGTGTTTTGGATTTCGTAGAATGATTGTAAGCCTAATGCTTCAATCTGTTGTGATAGCAGTTTGTGGACTGACTCAGCGATAGAGTTTTGAACCTCACGAACGCATAAGACGCGGAGCTTTTTGCTTGCGCCGATTAGCAGTAACGCTCTGGCCATTGACCAACTTTTGCCGCTACCTCGACCACCGTATAAGACTTTATAGCGCGATGGCTTGAATAGAAACTTAGTTTTAGGTGGGAACTTGGCGACTGATTCACTCATCAAACTCCACCTTGATATTGATAGAGTGTTGAATCGCTTCACCATTCGCGCCAGTAACTTCTTGCACGTTTGTCTCTTTCCAACCCATGCGTGTTTTTGCCCAAAACATTGCAGCCCTTACGCAATCGCTATGTGTTGCGCCTGTAGTTAATGCTTGACCGCTTGCCGCTTGGTATAAAAACTTGCCAACATTTGCATTGGCTTTGATTGCGCTATTTTCTAATTCTTCACGATAATACTTGTACAGCGTTTTATCATCTATGCCGATATATGCAGCAACTTCTTTAATAGGTACACCGTAAGAGCGCAAGGCAACTATTTCTGCTCTTGTTTTATCTGTTGGTTGGTGCAGTGGTTTTGACATAGTTAAACCTTATAGGTTATTGATTTTCCTATACTTTTAAAAACGATTAGGATAGAATCAATACACGCTACGGCAAATAGCGTGTATCTATCAATAACAAACTGTTTGGAGTTTATTATGAGTAAAATCATTGTATCAGATATTTCTAGTCCTACAATCGCTGGATGCTCATACATATACGCACCCAAGGGACAAGCACTTGAGTATTCAGAGCTTGCAAGTAATCCTTATTCTGGGTGTGGCCATAAATGCGCTTACTGTTACGTTCCAAAAGCATTACGAATGAAAAGCAGAGAGTCGTTTGATTCTATCGCAATTGAGCGCACAAATTATCGAGCTGGTTTAATGCGTGATGCTATCAAATACGACAAAGCAAAAACAGAAGCGCAGGTTATGCTTTCTTTTACAACTGACCCTTATCACCCTTTTGACACATCAGCTACTCGATACGCTTTAGAAGTTATTGGCAGCACTCATGGTTTAGGGTTTTGCACATTGACGAAAGGTGGCACTAGAGCTTTGCGTGACATTGATTTATTTAGACGAAACAAAGATGCTTTTGCAACGACATTAACAAGCCTTGATGACAAATTTTCAAAAAAGTGGGAGTCGGGTGCAGCGTTGCCAAATGATAGAATTGAGGCAATACAAAAATTCTATGAGAAAGGTATTTTTACTTGGGTTTCGCTTGAGCCTACTCTTGATGTAAATGCAAGTATTGCAATAATTGAGAAAACTCACAGCTTTGTTAATTTGTTTAAAATAGGTCGTGTAAATTATATGCCTATGACAAAAACAACAGACTGGGAAGATTACACAAAAAGAATTATTGACGTTTGTGATAAACTAGGAGTAAATCATTATATCAAAAAAGATTTGCAATGCTTTTTGCCTAATGATTATGTGAATCCTTTGCGAGTTAAACAGCATCACGATTAACAACAAATGAATAATAGCGCATTGATGACCCTTTAGTCCCTTGCGCTATTAAAAACAAACAAACACTTCCTTTTAATTTATCTTTGATTTTATCAATCACAATTTTAATAAAATCATCATGTAACACATGGGCGCGTTTAGCTATATGAAAATCATACCCAATAAACTTTCTTAATCCAGTGCATACACGGCCTAACCTTAAATCCATATCAATCCCGTCCGTTATAACAAACGCTATTTTTTTATTTGATGTATCTATTTTGTCAACAATATAGTCAAGAATCTCATAAGGTGAACCATAAGCATCTATATCAAATATATTATAGTCGTTTACATCAATTAACCTTACCGCTTTTTCAGCATCACCACAAATTGTATGCCTTTCATCAAAATACTTAACCTTATCAATTCCTGTATATTTTTCTGAATTGTGCCACACGTTTTTATACATCTCTCCTGCACCGCAAAAAACCTCTAATACTTTTGGGTTTTCTATTTCACTTAAAACAGACAATCTAATTTCTGTTTTTGCGTTTGTTTTTGCGTTGTTTGTTTTTACCCCATTAAATTTGCTCATCATCACACCATAAAGAAACACCAACAATATCTTTTATTGACTCAGATAAAACATTCATAACATATATTTTCTTATCAGGTGGATATTTTATGATAAAAAAATCATGCTCAGCTTCATCTATTTCGTTATTTATTTTTACTCCTTTTGTTTCATCAAAAATTGAAGATATTTCTTTGATTTCAAAACCTGTTAATTCCAAATTAAAACCATCGTTCCCTAAAAAATCAAACTCAACCCTAAGCATTTCCTCGTCCCACCCTGCATCTAAGGCAAGACGGTTATCAGCAATAATATAAGCGCGTTTTTGTGTGTCGCTTAAATGGCCAATTTGTAGCACTGGGACTTCTTTCAAACCTAACTTTTGAGCGGCCATAACGCGGCCATGCCCTGCAATAATGCCGTTGTCTTTATCAATCAAAACGGGATTAAGAAAACCAAACTCTTTAATGCTTGACGCGATTTTGTTTACCTGTACATCGCTATGGGTTCGGCTATTTCGCGCATAAGGAATTAAATCTGAGACTAAAACGGTTTTATACTTCGGATTATCTGTACTCATCTCATCCCCTTAACAATCCACCACAACAAATAACCAATCCAACACCCAAATCCTATTATTACACAAATACCTGATATTAAGCATAGCTGTAAAAATAGGCGGAGTTGTTTCATTTCTTGCGCCACTCATTAAATGACTGTTTCAATTCTGGCAACGCTATAATAATTTGTATGACTGTATAGAGTATTGTTGCTATGACCAGCCAATCTTGCAACTGAATACCTGCTACTGTCATTCCCGTGACGATAATCGGCGGTGATGTTTTGATAGCAGCCATACTCAACCCATGTTCTAAATGTTGTTGTGATGACTCAAAATTACTCACCTGTCTTGCCCTCGCGCAAAATGTACGCTATACCGCCACAAACGCCGATTAACGCGCCAACAGGCGTGGCATAGACAATCGGCAAGGCTGGTGCAATTGCACTAAGAATAAGGCCGATTCCTGCCCAGGTTGACGGCTCTTTAAGTCTGCGTAGTTTCATCTTCTAACACTCCGATAGATTCACAGCAATATAGCACAATCGCTCAATAAAAAAAGCCACGACGGGAATCGGGGCAAAGGTACGCTTCCGTGCGATGCGAGGTGTTACTTGATTCTCTCAGTACCAAACCTATCAACAACCAAACATTCACGACGACCGCCTGTTTTCACAAACGAAATGTGAACCCACGAATTAAACTCTAAAATCAATTGGTCGAACTGAATATCACTCTCTCTAATTTTATCAAATACTTTTTTCGGACTGCCAAACAATTCACACTTAAAATCCACCGCCTCAGCTTTCAAATGTTGCGATGTGTCTTTGCTACCAAGCCTACGGTTGACTTGCAAGCAGCGATACCCACTCGAAATATTTACTGGCTTGTTTAACAATTCGCGCACTTTGTCTAACTGCAATGCTGTATATTTCAGCGTCTCCAAAATGGCAGGTGTTGGCGTGTTGTCAATGCCATGATCTTCTGCAATCTTGCTAAACGTCAACTCACGCAACGAAAAAAACTTAGACAAGTTTTTCATAATCCGTCAACCAAAAAACACAATCAACTGAGCATAGCATGACAAAACAACAATACAATATTATTTTGCATTGCATGATTTTTAGCTTAGGCGAGTTAGTTCTGCTGGTTGTTTTACTGTTTGCTTAACTCAAATCTCAGTTACATCAAGCCCGTGAATATGCTTCATTAAGTGAATTTTAAGACGATAAACGGGTAGATTTTTCGTCGCTTCACTTTTAACGTCTTCAACAATAAACTCAATGTCTTTCATGTAAGTGAAATCAGCAATGTACTTAACCGCTGGTTTCTTTTTTGGCTTTCCATCTTTAATCAAAATCACCGCAGGCACTAAAACAAATGGCTCTTGTAGTTTTAGCTCTCGAATAATTCCTCTCGCTAACCACGCTGACAAAATTTTATAACGCGTCAATTCTTTCAGCGAGTCGAATTTATGGCCGTCATATTCGCGCTTTGCGTTGTTATACTTTCTCATAAATCCCCCGTAAAATCGGTTTTTGGTATCGGCCTGTTAATAATCCTCACATCACAATGCGCCCATTTCGGAACTTTATCCCATTCAATCATCCCTTCCGCTTCTAACACTGCTACTGAGTCACGCAATAGTTGCTCGTGCGCCCTGTCGTGATTAATTTGAACTTTTCCGCAATGATGACGACCAAATGTTTCTAAATTAAAAATTGCCTCATTAATAATATCGCTAGATGATTTACTCATTACATCATCACTCGCGCAGTTACTAAACATTGCGTGCAGACTGGCGCGTAATCTTCTTTATCAAGCACAAGTTTTTTAATATAGTCGCGTAAATCAGAAAGCATGTATCTCGTCTTTGTCTTAACATTAAACT